ATAGTTAAGGCATCTGCTTGTACTTCTGGGATATTGGCGTAGGCAGCGGGGCGCACACGGCTGCGCCACATCACTTCGCGTCGAAAGTTGTTGTACTCAGCAACTGTGATGCCGAGCGTATCTATCAGGTCTTTTTCAAACGGTAACAGCGGCATTTTGGCAATGTGCTCAAAGGGCACCAAGCCACCTTCTGCAGATCCCTGTTGATGTAAAGGATTCCGCTTTGCCACGTCACTCCAAAGGCCCAGTGGTCGTGGGCGAGCATTACCACGTCACCATCGTACTCAGGCTGTGCAACACGATTGCCCCAGCCTTTAATGGCGCGGATGATGGTTTTTAGGTCCGAGTCGTACCAGGCTGGATTGAACTCTGGTGTTGGGATTCCGAGGCGCTCCAGCACTGTGTACACGAGGTGGATGCAGTCGATTTCGGTGGCTGTGCCGTCTGCCCCGAGGTGATACGGGCGCCCGATCAGATCACTGCAATCGCACATTCGCGGTTGTGGGCATTGGACCAAAGAGGTCTTCGGTGATGCGGCGTCGGGGTACGTCCGCACCAACAGCATCCAAGATGCTGCCAACCTCTACTTCAATGGTGGGACCGGCGTGTGAACCGCTGACGATCATGCCGACGTATTCGGTCAAGATGCGGTAGTCAGCACGGTCGTCGGGATTGAGCAAAGCGGTTTCGACCTTGGCGAGCCACTGCGAGGTGCCGTTGAAGATGTTGCTGACGATGGTTTGAACGAGGGCGTTGTTCGGGAATATCAGGCGGGTGGATTCGTTGTCACCGTTGCGGTTGACCGTGACGCCACTCCAGCCGAATGGTGCGAAGCCGTACACGCCGCCATTGTGGTCGATGTTGTCGGTCGAAAAGAAGTTCTGCAGGGTGTAGCGGGGGCCGGCGCCTTTTTCGGAGATGCTTAGCAGGCAACCGTAGGCAATGTTGTCGTCAAACTCGGGTCCGGTACTCATTAGCTGATACCTAAGCGGCTACGGGTAGAACGGGACTGTTGCAGGCGGCGGATTGTGGCTTGCTCACCGCGAGCGGCACCCTGTGCGGCAGCCTGCTGCATCCCCTGACGGAATTGATCGGCGGTGACGTAATCCACCGAGTTGATGCGTTCCACGGTGTAGCGAACGTCGATGGCTGCTGGTGCCATTGTGGCGGTGCCGCCCATTTCGCCGCCATCGCTGCCTGTCGGGATAACACTGGAACCACGAGCACCGGATGCGTAGCGTCCCATTGCAGAACGCATCTTGCTGGCGGGGATGACGTACTCTGGCTCGCCGCCTTCGCCAATTAGGGCATTGGTGGGTCCAGTGACAAAGCCGCCTTCCGCGTAAAGTTTAGGTAACGAGAAGCCTTCCGCAAAACCTGGGCCTTTCGGCATAGCGTACGGTCCAGCGCCTTTGAACATTCCACCGTTACCGCCACCTCCAAACAAACCAAGTAGTTGTTTAAAGGCAAACATAACAACCATCTGGGCAATAATTTCGGTGGCCATGCTTATAAACGCATCACCGACACCTTTGAAGAAATTACTTAAGGCTTCTTGGGTAGTCTGCGTACCACTGATAATTCCTTGGAAAGCAGTGCTAAAAGCATCACCGATCGCTAATGCACCTTGTTCAGCCATGTTGATTGGGTCAGATAATTCTTTTAAGCGTTGCTTCATTTCTTCATATTTTTGCGCTGCTTTATCGTTGGGGTCTAGGTTAAGTCCAGACGTAAAACCCATAATCCCAATGCGTCTATCTGCGCCACCTTCGGGCATAGCACCACGCTTTAAGCGTTTTTGTACTTGGTCATTCAAAATGCCCGAAGCATCTAGTTGTTTGTATAGCTCTGCGGTCTGCTCTTTCTGTATGTCTAGTAGTTTTTTGTCTAAGACAACCTGTGCACCTAACGCATTAAGGTACTGAGTTTGCAAATAACTCTCACGCTCTTCGTCACTTAGCGCGTTTTTAAGCAGTTCGGAAAATGAGTACATACGCTCTACGCGTGCTTTATCGTATTCCGCTTGTGCTTTTGCCTCGTCATTTACGGCTGTAAGTATGCCTATTTCGGCTTCAGCTAGGACATAGTTACGTTGAGCAGTGTCCATCTGCTCCATACGTTTTTTAGCTATACGCTCTAGCTCTTTACGTTGACGCTCTAATTCCTGCGCGGCCCTGCGATCCAGTTCAGCTTGGTTGCGTTGAATTTCAGCCGTAATTTGTCTCTGCGCATTTATCTCGATGTTTTCCCGTTTGTTTTTAAACAGCAATGTATTTTGTTTTATTAACCCTTCTACAGTTTCTATTGAGGCTTTTGCATTTTCTTGGCGAATTTTAATGCGGGCATCTATTTCATCCTGAAACAAAAGATCGAGTTCTTTTTGCTTTTGAACATTTATATTTGTAAGCTTATCCTCTGTTGTTACACCAGGTGTAAGCGCTTTAGTGGCCCGTAACTCAATACTTGATTGCACTACGGCTTGGTTAATAGTGTTACGAAATTCAGCAGCTCGGGCAGTAGCTTCACTAAGACCGCTGTTCAATTTATCTATACCGTTATTGATAAATTCAATAGCATCCTTACCTCCGATCAACTCGATAACAAATTCTGCAGCTGTTTTAATTCCTGTACCGATTAAACTAAGCACTCCATTTAAAACTCTAAAGATACTATTTACTGTTTCTAGTACACCGGCTAGCGCGACTGCTAAGGGGGCAGCGATAATCCCTGCTGTGGTGCTTACGGCATTTATTGTTTTACGCCAAGAGTCATTCAGTATGTTCACACTATTGGCTACATCTTCAGTTACACCAGGTAGTGTTCCTGTCTCACGAGCAACTTCTTGGCTTACAATTTTTTGTGCTGTTAACGCATCTCCGACTTGCAGAAGTAAGTCTAGCTGTGATTGTACTTCAGCTGAAAATTTAATTCCTGACTCGGTAAGAGTGTCAAAATTTAACTGCTTAATTGCATTACCTATGTCTTTAATTTTTATCAGCGTTTGGTCCAAAACTTGTCCAATAGCCCCGCCAAGAATTTGACCACCAAAACCTGTGCCTACGAATGAACCAAGCACAGAACCAGCAACAGCACCGGGGCCACCCCCAAAAAGCAAAGGAAAACCTGCGCCAAGGGCTAGGTTTTCTCCGAATTTACCTACGTTGCGCTGCATACCCCGGAAACCCGGACTTGCCATAGGTCCTTCTACGGGGAAACCTCCTGCAGGAGCAGTTGCTTGTGTTTTTCGTAGTTCTTTGAGAATGCGCTGCTGGCGCAGATACTCAGCTGTTTGCGCTCGCGCAGCACGAGCTGCTTGGTCTGTACGCGCTGTAAATTCTAGAGTTCTCTCATTTAACTTTGCTGTTTGTGCGGCTGTCTCAGCAGTGGCAGCAGTTTGTTTGTCTAGGGCTGCCTGTACTTGTGCAGCTTTTTCGTCAAGACGATTGTTTTGCAGTTGTCTTTCTTTCTCAAACTGGTCTTCAAGAACTGCATTTAATTCTTTGCGGCCTTGTCGTTCTTGAAGAATACTTTGTATGCGCCCTTCTACTCTGCTGCTAAGTGCCACCGGGGAGACTTGGCCAGGACCAATCGGTTCTGCAAATTGTGTTTTACCTGCAAGAAATACTTCTTTTTCCCTTTCAGCACGCAGAGCTACCGACGCAGCTTTAGCGTCCAGCATGGCATTTGTTTCTGTTCTACGCCTTTCTTCAAGTTCCAGTAGAGCTAATTCAAGTTCTTTTGCGCCTTTACGCTCATCGAGAATTTGTTGTGTACGCCCACGCAATTCTGAACGCAAGGCCACAGGACTAGCTTGTCCCGGTCCAATTGGACCTCCGTACTGAGTTACTTCGACAATACCAGAACGGGCCAGTCGGGCTTTACGTTCTTGCTCTGTGATGCTTGAAAGTAATTCTTTACGTTCACGTAACCCTGCATTAAGTTCTGCCGTAGCTTCAATATATTTCTTGGCTGCAATAGTCGCTTCATCAGTACCTAGAGCTGCTTTATTAAACGCTGTAGCGGCTTCACCTACAACATCTTTTAAGTTACGAATACTACGGACAATAGAAGGTCCGCCAAAAGTTTCAATGTACTGATTAAGTTGATTGACTAGCTTTGAAGCAGTCGATATTTCATTCTGTAAGCGCTTCAGATCTTGGGCGCCGCGTACCGCAATTTCGATATCGGCTCTGTAAGCCACGGCGCTGCGTCACACTCTGGTACTTCAGTTTACGCGACAAAAAAGCCACCGGGTTAGCGGCGGCGTTTGGCCTTTTCGATTTCCTTTTGCTGGTCCTCGTTCAGGATCTGGAAGTACGCGCTCCAGCCAAGGAGTTCTTCGGCGGTCATCATGCTGCGGACTTGGCCGAGGCTTAGTCCCAGCTCTTTGGCGACGCCGAACTGGAGCATGAGCCAGTTGTCCTGGCGAAGCTCCTTGGCTAGTTCTTGGGGTCGATGGGCTCAGCGTCGTCAGTCAAGATCGCCAGCATCAGAGCTTGGAGGTCTTTGTCCTTGACTTCGTTTTTAAGGACGTCGATTTCACCGGCGCTGAACAGCTTGGTGCCGTTTTCGTCGAGGGCCTTGGCGATCAGCAGTTGAAGTGCGAAGGCGTTGGCGTCGTCGGACTTGGCTTGTTTTTGGGCGCGTTCGCGCTCAGCCATCGTCAATGGTGCCACCCACATTTCAAATGTGCTGCCGTCAGACAGTTCAACTTGTTTTTTGACCGGCTCCAGATTGGCTGCTTTGCGCAGGCGATCAATAGCGCGGACTGGAATTGAGGCAGGCATGAAGTCCTGGTCTTTCTCGGACTACTGTAGCGGACTAGAAATAAAAAACCCCGGCGGTTAGGCCGGGGTGCTGAATCCAACTGCTCCAGCAGCCTATCAGGACTTGGAGAAGTCGAAGGTAGGGGTGCCGGCGGGACGGAAGTTGACGGTCACCGATTGGGCGTCGTCGGGGTTGATGTTCAGGCTGGCAGAGGTCAGCACGGCATCAAAGCTGATCGAACGGCTAAGGGTATCGCTCAGGGTGCCGCCGCTATACACGCGGTCGGTGTACAGCTTGAAGGCAGCGCCGTTTTGCTGGCGCTGGAGCACGTCCTCGATCATGCGGTTGGACAGGGCGGCGTCCTCGTTGGTCATGTAGACCGTTGCGGTGCCGGTGCCATCGCCAAAGCCGCTGATGTAGCTGCGGAAGGGCACGTACTGGCCAGGGGTTTGACCGATGGTGGTTACGTCGATCTCAGCGCGGCTGATCTCGAAGCTCCAGTCGCGGACTTGGCCGACAACGGCGAAATCGGCGTAGTACACCTCGAACTCGTTGGGGGCAGCCGCAGTACCATCGTCGGTGATGGCCAAGATGGTGCCGCCAACAGAAGTCGATACGGTGAGCGCACCAGTTGCAGCGGTGTAGCTCAGGACGTAGTAGGTGGTGGCGTCAGAGATGGGCGCAGGCAGGGTGCCGGTGCCGGAGCCGCCGGTCTGGCTGTTCACCACGCGGAATTTCACCGGGTCGCCTGCCTTGAAGTTCAGGTAGGGAGCAACAGTGATTACATCGGTGCCGGTGTTGACGCCGGCTTCGCCGAAAGTGCCGGTGGTGCCGGCGGGTTTGTAGTAAAGAGCGCCGGACGTGCCGGACAGAACGGTGGTGGCCATAGGGCGTACCAAGTGAACGTTGTTGGGCGGGCACTGCCCGGCTTAATACAGGTTAGCGCCTGTTGTTAAGCATCACCTACGACAAAACAGTTGCGACGTAAGAGGTATCAATCCTTCCTACAAAGTGTGGGGCTTCCTCTGTCGCTGAAAATGTCGGCCCATTGATTTCGCCGACGCGGAAAAACACGCCGCTTGTTGTTTTGGCGGTGTTGTTTAGTGTTTCCAATGCATTGACTGCTGTGGTGATCAATGCTTGGTTGCGGGCTGGGCCTTTGCCTTTTTCGGTGAAAATGCGGATAACAACAGCGCCACGGGCGTTGTCAACGCTGCTGGTAAGCGTGGGTTCGTTGGTAATACCGAAAGTAACATTGACGCGAACGTACTCAGTGGTGGTGTTAGGCGGGACCGCTGTGATGTTGTCGAAATACACGGGTACTGGTGGCACCAGTGCACCAAACGCTGTAAGAAGCGGATTTTCGACAGCGGCGCGGATTGCTTGGTAGTTCATAAACGGATGCGTCCCAGTTCTTCGTCCATTTCAATCCGTATCCGCCTATCTATAGCACCGCCACGGGCATAGGTTGTGTACCAGTCAAGTGGGGCTGTGCTGCGGTTAGGGCCTTCATCATCCCCTATCAAGTCGCCGCGATAGCCACTTACACGAGTGCCGCGATCATATTCCTTTAGCGGAGTTGTACCGGGGTCGATAAAAATGCCTTCTGCTAAGTCGCGTGCTTCGTCTGCGTAAGATGCGAAATTTGAGATGGTGTACTTAACATCATCGAA